GTCAAAATGATGTTTCCCCGTAGGTGTTTCGGTAAGTTCAATCATCTGCATCTGATTCTTCATCTCTTGGATGGTGGACCAAGCCTCGTCTGCAGCGTCGTTTGTATCATCAGAAGTAGTCACAGCCGGAAACAACAAATCCCTGTGCTCAAGGAGCCTTAGGGCCGCGAAATTGGATTCCGAAATGAAGTCAGTACCGAAGTTGCACATCGTTAGGATATGCCTACCACTTCGCAGCTGGTGTAACGTATCATCTGGATCTAAAATTGGGCCCGCTCGATGACCACGGGGATTTTCAGCTAGGATGTCTTTGATAGCTAATCCACCGCCACCGGCATCCATGTATATTGATTGTACATTAAAAGCATCACACAGTTCGTCCACTATCTGGGCGGCATGTACAAAGGACTCTCCCTTCAATTCCATTGCGTGTACTATCTTGGCGGGGGTTCCCATTTCTGCGATAGCTATAGCAAAAGAGTCTTCAGTTCGGGCAGGGTCGATACCTAAACAATAAGATTTTCCAGCCTCTCCCACAACCTGAGTTGGGAAACTAGTCTTAGAACATGCTTCTAAAAGTGAAGCGCGGTAAAAGGCATCTGTGTCTGGAATAAATGCAGCCTCATACTCCATTCGGAACTCAAGGCTAGACATTTCTCTCTGTGCGGCTTCAACAGACTTACTATCTAGGAAACCTTCAGGTAGGAGCCAGTAGGGGACACGATACACAGCGTACTTTGTATTACCGTTCAGCATCTCTTCTTTGTAGGCTTGATACAACTTGTACATGTGGTTAAACGTGAAGTAACCAGATGAGGTGATAATGATTTGGTTAGTAACTGTGTCTTGTTCTATTTCTTCTTGGGTAATCAAACCCTTTTCCAACAGTTCTTTCTGGCGCTGGACTTTTTCAACATTCTCCATGGGCTCAGCTACAGTAGCCGCCATAGGACGAATGACCATATTGAAAATCTCTTCTGGGATGTGGGGGAACTCGTCGCAGAGGATGGTGTAAAAACGCGAACCTCTGATCTTGGTACCATCTCCGAGTGGGATGGCTTGGATGACAGAAGCATTTCTGGTACCTACCGACTTGAAGATTAAGTAACAATTGTCCGAAGCCTTGGTAGGGTGCTTCTCACAAGCAGATCTCAGGATCGGAGACCGCTTGTACAACTTGTCCACCTCGTCAAACATGAACTTGGACTGACGAAAGGTGGGGGCTAGAAGACCAACTCGGTGTCCGGGGTACAGCATGGCTTTCAAGCAGGCAAACACTGCGTTCATGAAAGTCTTACCAGAACCACGACACATGATGGCCATAACATAGTCCCGAAACCACATAGACCTCAAGACTACCTTCTGAATCCCACTTAACTTAACGTTCAAAAGGTCGTCGGCTGCGATTTCAGGATATTGTCGGTAGAACTCTAAGAGTTCTTCAGATTGGTTTGAAAAGTCTGGATCATCCAGCAGTGTTTGCAAGAGTGATTACCCGTCCTTTTCCAGAACTTCTTCTAGTTGCTTCTGAGCGTCTTCCTCTTCAGCAAGCAGGGCAGCAACTCTGTCTTGATCTTTTTTCTTCTGTTCCAAGTCATACCGGACCACAAGATCTACAATGTTGATGTCCTGCGAAGATCTGGCGTCTTTACGATCGACGCGGCGGTTGGATAAGTTTTCCTTTGCAGTCTGCTTTCGTTTGTGAATCCTCTCTAAGGCCTGATTGATATTCACGATGGCATCTGGGCTACCTTTAGAAGCTTGGTACAGCCTTGTCTTCATGATATCAGATTCCGCAATTTCAAAGATGTCATCTACATCAGCTGCGGTAGGCTCTTCGTTTTTGAAATCGGCTAAAAATTGCTGTACTACCCCTACATACCGCTTCTTTTCTGCGGCTGTTAGAACTCCCCGCTGGGGCATCATTTTACGCACGAGATCTGGGTTAAGCTTGCGTCCAACTACAATAGCAGCGACGTCACTCTCCTCATCCTCGGGACTCTCGTCTAAAACTTCTGGTACAATAGGATCTTGGTACTGCTTTAAGTTCCTACGGCTATTGGCATTATTCCACTTCTTGGACTTCGGGTCGTCCTGAGCTTTTTGCTTAAGCCCGTCTTTATCTATGTCAGGAGTCTGGGTATCTTCTGTCATCCATAGCCCTCTGTGAGTACAGTACCACAAAAAGGGGACAACTGCAGCGCGCAGTTCCCCTGTAAAGAAGCAACTTAATGAGTTAAAAGATTGGTACTCAGTGGTACGTCTGTAGTAGTCTTTTGAAGTCTAGAAGTGCAATCATCGCGTCTTCAGCCGCATAACAAGACGTGGTCTCGTATTGGTACGGCTCATCTGGCCTGAGGGCAGCCGTCTCGACATACCTACGGATGTCTGTCAGCTCTTTCTCGGTACGCACATCGCGCATCGCGATCAGCAATTCTGCTTCGTTGTCTAGGAAAAAGTCCTCTTGTTCCGGGTAGGTAGCTTTTAGGTCCTCAAATCTTTGGACACACTTCTCGTCTAACCCATACACGAGCTTAGCCTGAGAAATGCTATCGCGATGGGTAGAGTCATACGTTCTACCCTTTTTGGCTTCGGACATTTTATACTTAGTCTCGTCCGTAAGCGCCTGGCCCTTCCGGGCTTGCGATATACTCTGCTTAGTCTCTGGGGAATGCTTATACCCGGGCTTTCTTCCTCTAGTTTCAGCCATGGTTTTCATCTCGTTAGATGTCTTGCACTTCGGTGTTCTGTAGTTCAGTCTTACGCTCCAATTGCTCCTCGGGGTAGGCCACTTCGAGGCCTGTAGTCCCGAGAATTGACGCGTCAATTCGCACCTTTACAGTGTCTCCGCTAGTGGAGGACACTTTGGCTTCGTAACCCTTAAAGGGTCCGTCCTTCAGAATAACCGGGTCTCCGTTCTTGAACTTGCTGGTCTTCAGCTCGGTAATCAACTTACCCTGAGCTTCTTCCATTTGTTTAATCTCATGCTCTGCTACTGGGCCACAGTACGTCGTTACCTGGGGAAAACGGCTAAGTGTGTGAAATACCTTAGGATGGTCAAAGTACCTAAGGAAAAGGTAACCCTCGTAAAGGGGCATATCCTTAATTCTAGTGGTACCTTTCTTGGTTTGGTACTCCTTTTTGATAAAGGGGTAGAAAAACTTGTCTATTTCCGGACAGTTCTCCTTGATGTACCCTACCACATTGTCCAACCGGTTTCTTTTAATCACCCAAGAATGCCACTGCTTTGTTTCTGACATGGTGTGTCTCCTTGATCTAGTTCAATTATAACCGGTTTTTCCGAATTATGCAAGGCTATTGGCCCTTTTTCTTAGCCTCTTCCGCAAGTCTTCTCTTTTCCCGCAGCTCCAGCAGGTCAGAAGCTGTACCAAACATCCCTACGCGCTCCTCATCTTCCTTAGGGGAGGATTCTCCCCTCTTCTCTGCTTCTGGATTCCTCACTCTACGGTACGTCTTACATTCGGGACAAGTCATTCCGTAGGTATGCTCAGAACCTACATGCTGATACCCGCACTCCACGCACTCTACAACAACGCTCATGTGAGACCGGACGATACTCTTCTTGGGGAAGGTAAAGGGGAGCCGGTCCAAGATGTGCTTGTTCTTGTCATTGTGGTCATGGATCATCTCCCGATACTTACGGGAACCCATGTCCTGCTCTAAGGGAGACTGGCGCTTAGACGTGCCAGAGTCCAGCTCCACATGTCCCTGCTCATTGGGAGCAGACTTAGCAATCTCCTTGGCCATCTTGTTGACTTCTTTCTTAACAGCATCAACATTGACGGTCTTCTTGGGTCTGTTCTTCTTAGGCATTCTGGTCCTTACACAATGTTTACGGTAATACTCACAATCCCATCTGGGGATCTGAGGAATCCCGTCTCAGCAAATTGTTTCTGGTAAGACGAAGAAGAGGTTGCAGAACCTTCCACAGTCTTCAGTGTGCCGATGGCTCCTTGGATATCAGTGGTGTTCAATGCGTCGTCTCCTATAATACCCCGCATGGAGGATTCCATGTTAAACGCACGAACCGTAATGGTCATTGGTCCCAAAGCTTGACCGTCTGGAACTCGATAAATGAATCTGAAATCAAACTGAACTGTGGAGTCTTGGTCTCGTCGATCAAGAACTCGTCTATCTACAGCTAGTCCATCTACTATTAGTGTTGCAGAATGTATATCTCTCAAAGCAGAAGTGGGTGCCACAACTGTGATCTGGTCCCCCGGAGAAAACGTAGCACCTGGGGCGGGCGATGAAATTGTAGGAGTTGGGGACAAAGCTGCGAAATTGGTGGCTTCGAGTACAGCAATCTGCCCTTCTTGGTAGGCCGCGTTGGC